AATTGACGTAGAAGTTAAGGATGTCACGCCTAAAAAATGACAAAAGAGCGTAAATTAACCAAAGAAGACATAGATAAGCTCATAAAAGCTGTTCCTGGGATGCCGCCAGAGAAAAAACGGCGTACTTTGGAGCTAATTCGCAATTATCAGAGTCAAGCTATCCAAGAAGATGGCAAAGATAGCTTTTTAGACTTCGTTTTGCATGTATATCCAGACTATAAGGTAGGAAAACACCATGAAAGGCTTGCTCATATCTTTGAAGAGATCGCTGCAGGGACTAAGAAGCGCGTTGTTGTTAATATTGCGCCGCGTCATGGCAAGTCGGAACTCATATCCTACCTTGCACCAGCATGGTTCCTTGGTAAATACCCTCATAAGAAGGTTATTATGGCTTCCCATACAGCTGATCTTGCTGTTAATTTCGGCCGTCGAGTTAGGAATTTGGTGGGTTCAGACGCTTATAAGGACATATTTCCAGCGGTAGAACTGCAAGCTGACAGTAAATCGGCATCACGATGGGGGACGAATTTCAATGGAGAATATTTTGCAATCGGCGTGGGGGGCGCACTTGCTGGTCGCGGTGCTGACCTTTTTATTATTGATGATCCTCACTCGGAGCAAGATGCTAAACAAGGGCGAGCGGACGTATTTCTTCCTGCTTGGGAGTGGTTTCAGTCTGGTCCTATACAGCGTCTTATGCCTGGCGGTGCCATTATTGTTGTGATGACCCGCTGGAGTAAGCTAGATTTGACAGGTCAGATTGTCAATCACATGGTTAAAAACGACGATGCAGAGCAGTGGGAGATTGTAGACTTTCCTGCCATATTACCTAGTGGTAAACCCTTATGGCCCGACTTTTGGCCCCTTGAGGAGCTATTAGCTAAGAAAGCATCATTAGATGTACGTTACTGGAATGCTCAATATTTACAACAGCCAACCTCTGAAGAAGGCGCTCTCATCAAAAGAGAGTGGTGGCAGATATGGGAAAACGATGATCCACCATTATGCGAATTTATCATCATGTCGCTTGACGCGGCGCAAGAAGCAAACACCCGTGCGGACTACAATGCGCTTACGACTTGGGGGGTTTTCCTCAACGAAGAGACTAACAACTACAACATCATTCTCCTTAACGCGATTAAAAAACGCTTGGAGTTTCCAGACCTCAAAAAGCTTGTACTCGAAGAGTATAAGGACTGGGAGCCAGATTCGTTTATGGTTGAAAAGAAATCCAATGGGGCGGCGCTCTACCAGGAACTCAGGCGCATGGGTGTACCAGTCGGGGAGTTCACACCTGGCAAAGGTCAAGATAAAATCTCTAGGGTTAATGCTGTTTCAGATTTGTTCTCGGCAGGAATTGTGTGGGCGCCAGAACACAGGTGGGCGAAGGAAGTAATTGAGGAATGTAACGATTTTCCTAGCGGAGCAAACGATGATTTGGTAGACTCTACTACACTAGCCTTATTAAGATTTAGGCAAGGTGGATTTATTCGTCTACCGAGTGACGAGCCAGAAGATGATTTTTTATATAAATACGGCAGAAAAAAAGCTGCGTATTACTAAGGACACACTATGTCAATTGAAAAAGCGCTATACCAAGCCCCTGTAGGATTAGATTCCTTAACAGAAGAAGAGCCAATTGAAATTGAGATTGTGGCTTTAGACATAGAAGAAATAGACGAAGATGAGGCTCGTGCAGAAGAGTTTGACGAGAACCTTGCTGAATTTATTGATGAAAAAGAATTGTTGCAGATCGCTGGTGATTTAGTTGGCGATTTTGAAGAAGATATTAGCTCTCGTAAAGATTGGATTCAGACGTACGTTGACGGACTTGAATTACTCGGTATGAAAATCGAGGAGCGTACAGAACCTTGGGAGGGTGCATGTGGGGTATACCATCCATTGCTAAGCGAAGCTCTTGTAAAGTTTCAATCAGAGACTATTATGGAGTCCTTTCCCGCCCAAGGACCAGTTAAGACACTTATCATCGGCAAAGAAACCCCAGAGAAGAAGGATGCGGCGATCAGAGTTCAGGATGACATGAACTATCAGTTAACCGATGTAATGTCAGAGTACCGCCCAGAGCACGAGCGGATGATTTGGGGATTGGGGCTTGCGGGTAATGCCTTCAAGAAAGTATATTTTGACCCAGGTCTAGACCGTCAAGTATCTATATTTATTCCAGCAGAAGACATTGTTGTGCCGTACGGAGCGTCGAGCCTACAGAGTTCACCACGCGTTACCCACGTCATGCGCAAGACAGAAAACGAGATAAAGCGTCTGCAGTATGCAGGGTTTTACCGTGACATCGAGTTGGAAGAACCAAGTGGTGCGCTGGATGAAGTGGAGAAGAAGATTGCGGAGAAGATGGGCTTCAGAGCCACATCGGATGATCGTTACAAGTTATTAGAGATGCACGTTGACTTGGACATCCCAGGGTACGAAGACAAAGATAAAAACGGGGAGCCGACAGGCATAGCACTGCCATACGTCGTGACTATTGAGAAGGGGACAATGACTATATTGTCTATCCGTCGCAACTGGAGACCTGAAGATGAAACTAAACAGAAACGCAATCACTTCGTTCACTACGGCTATGTGCCTGGTTTCGGCTTTTATTGTTTTGGTCTCATACATTTGGTCGGAGCCTTTGCGAAGTCTGGAACGTCTCTTATTCGTCAGCTCGTCGACGCAGGAACACTTTCAAACTTGCCAGGCGGCTTTAAGACCCGCGGACTGCGTGTCAAAGGTGACGATACCCCGATAGCACCAGGTGAGTTCCGTGACGTTGATGTTCCATCAGGAGCAATTAAAGACAACTTAATGACCTTGCCATATAAAGAGCCATCACAGGTTCTATATAGTCTGCTCGGTACTATTGTTGAAGAAGGTCGCCGTTTCGCTTCCGCAGGAGATATGAAAGTCTCTGATATGAGCGCTAATGCTCCAGTTGGAACGACTCTGGCTATCTTAGAAAGAACGCTGAAGGTAATGAGTGCGGTTCAATCTCGCATCCACTACTCGATGAAGCAAGAGTTAAAGTTACTCAAAGAGATTATTCGTGACTACACCCCAGACGCTTATCCATATGAGCCAGTCGAAGGTAGCCGTAAGGCGAAGAAGTCTGACTACGACCACGTTGATGTTATTCCAGTCTCTGATCCCAATGCAGCAACTATGGCTCAGAAGATTGTTCAGTATCAAGCTGTGTTGCAGTTAGCCCAAGGCGCGCCACAGATTTACAACTTGCCACAACTCCACCGTCAGATGTTAGATGTGTTGGGAATTCGCAACGCTCAAAAACTTATTCCGCTTGAGGATGACCAGAAGCCAATTGACCCAATCCGCGAGAATATGAATGTAATGATTGGCAAACCACTGAAAGCCTTTATCCGTCAGGATCAAGATGCTCACTTAGCTGCTCATCAAGCGTTCTTGCAAGACCCACAAGCTATGGCAATTATTGGTCAAAACCCGATGGCACAGCAGATTATGGCTGCACTGCAAGCTCACATCGCTGAACACTTTGGCTTTAAATATCGTCAGCAGATTGAGCAGCAGTTGGGCGCTCCGATTCCATACTCAGAGAATGAAGATGACGAGCCAATGCCAGAAGAGTACGAAGTTCAGTTATCTCGTATGGTGGCTAAAGCTGCGCAACAACTTACAATGCAGAACCAAGCTGCGGCTGCACAACAGCAAGCACAGCAACAGGCGCAAGACCCAATCATCCAGATGCAACAGCAAGAACTTCAGATCAAACAGGCTGAGCAGCAACGTAAAGCCCAAAGAGATGAAGCAGATATTACCCTTGAGAATCGTCGCCTAGATATTGAAGAGCAACGGACTATGGGTCAGCTGGAAATTGACGGCACTCGTCTAGGTGTTCAAATTGAAAAAGATAAAGACGTTTTAGACCGTAAGTCTGAGTTTGATGGTACAAAACTGGGCATTGAAATGGCACATAAAAAAGAAAAAGCTGATATTCAGAAGGGGCAAATAGCTGCACAGCTAATAGCCGCTGAGATTAATGCAAGAGGTAATGCAAGCAAGAAAGGTAAAGAATGACCGAACTTGATGTAATTGTTAAGCAGCTTGACGACAAGATAGCCCAGCTTAAAGATGCAGTAGCCGTCGGAAACTACGAAAAATTCGAGGACTACAAAAAATCGTGTGGTGAGATTAGGGGTCTGCTCATTGCTCGTGGATACGTATTAGACCTCAAAGACAAAATGGAGAACTCGGATGAGTGACGCACTCGACTTAGGCAAAGCAGTAGATTTGACGAATTTGCTTGATAAGTCAGACGAAGAAAAAGCAACACAACTACCTAGACCATCTGGTTATCGCATTCTTTGTGCGATTCCTGAGATGGAAAAAGAGTATGAAAGCGGGATCATTAAGGCAGACGAAACTGTCCGTATTGAAGAAACGCTGACTACAGTGTTGTTTGTAGTGGACTTAGGTCCAGACTGCTATACAGATAAAACCCGCTTTCCAGGCGGTCCATGGTGCAAAAAGGGCGATTTTATCCTTACAAAGCCATATGCTGGTAGCCGTTTAGTAATACACGGACGTGAATTCCGAATTATTAATGATGATACGGTTGAAGCGGTAGTTGACGACCCACGAGGTATTAAACGTAAATAAGGAGCACACGAATGGATAATTACAAATTCCCACATGAAACAGAAAATGAAGCAGTAGAGGCCGAGTCTAAGGGTTTACCCGTAGATACAGATGAGGATCTACAGATTGAAATTGAAGATGACACACCCCCACAAGATAAGGGTCGCCGTCCTTCACAACCAGAATTCGTTGAGCAGCTTGATAAAGACGAGTTAGATGAGTATTCCGCAGAAGCCAAGAAGAAGATTGATGGCTTTAGGAAGATTTATCACGATGAGCGTAGAGAGAAAGAGCGGGCGTTACGGGAGCAACAAGAAGCCATAGACCTAGCTAAGAAACTTTACGAAGAAAACAAACAGCTCAAGAGCAGAGTCTCATCTAGCGATGAAGCAGCAATAACCAACTTTAAAAGCTCCGCCGAGCAAGAATTAGCTATGGCTAAAAAGGAGTATAAGGAAGCCTACGACGCTGGCGACTCTGAGAAATTAGTAGAAGCCCAAGATAAGTTGACATCTGCCAAGATGAAGATTGACAAGGCGTCGACTTTCTCTGATAACTTAAGTCAGCGTAGGGCTTTACAAGAGCAAGAAAATGAAGTACAAATACCACAACAGACGCAAGCTGCGCCTGTCCGTGACCCAAAGGCAATTGCATGGCAAGAACGCAATACTTGGTTTGGTCAAGATGACGAAATGACAAGTTTGGCTTTAGGGCTGCACGAAAAGCTTGTAAAACAAAACGGACTGGCTTATGCTACGACTAATGAGTATTATCAGCGTATAGACGAAACTATGCGTAAAAGGTTCCCTGAGAATTTTGAGGGGGAAAAAGTTGACGAAGAAAAGAGTTCCGTTAGGACGAAACCTAGCACCGTAGTTGCACCAGCGAGTCGTAGTACGTCTTCGAAAAAGATTAAGCTAAATACCTCTCAGTTAGCAATAGCTAAGAAGTTAGGACTTACAGCTGAGCAATACGCCCGTGAACTTATAAAAATGGAGGCCTAATATGGCTAACAACAGATTGAACCGTGAAGTAGAGACCCGTGCAACAAGTGAACGTCCTAAGCAGTGGGCGCCAGCAGAATTGCTCCCTGAGCCAGATAAACAGGCTGGGTATTCGTATAGGTGGATTCGTATTTCAACCCTTAATGCTGCTGACCCCCGCAATCTCTCTGGAAAACTAAGAGAAGGTTGGGAGCCTGTAGGAATTGAAGAACAACCCAAGTTTCAACTGCTAGTCGATCCCAATAGTCGTTTTAAAGACAACATTGAGATTGGCGGATTATTGCTTTGCAAGACTCCAGAAGAATTCGTTGAGCAGCGTAATAAACATTACCAAACTCAAGCAGAAAACCAAATGGAAGCTGTAGACAGTAGTCTTATGCGCCAAAGTGACCCAAGGATGCCGCTCTTTAAAGAGAGCAAGTCTACGACGACCTTTGGTAAAGGTTAATTTTAATTTAGGAGTTTAATATGGCTTATCCTACTGTAGATAAACCGTACGGACTAAAACCAGTCAATTTAATTGGCGGTCAAGTTTTTGCGGGAGCAACTCGTCAGATGGAAATTGCAAGTGGCTATGCTACTAGTATTTTTTATGGCGATTTAGTAAAACGTATTTCTGATGGAACGATTGAAAAAGATACTGGCACAACTACAGCTACACCTTGTGGTGTATTTTTAGGTGTTAGTTTTACCAATTCTTCAACTGGTCAAGTTCAGCAACAACAGTTCTACCCAGCAAGTCAGTCAATCAAATCTGGAACAAAGATTTTTGCAGTCGTTGCGGACGATCCTGACACATTGTTCCAAGTAGTTTCTTGTTCTTCAGGCACAACCGTGGCTGGAATGGGTATTTCTGCTATTGGTAATAACATTGCTCTGATTCAAAACTCTGGATCTACCGTTACTGGTAACTCCGCTGTAGCAATTGATGAAGGTACGCAAGCTACTACTAATACTTTACCTATCCGCATTATTGATGTGGTAAGAGATACAGCAACGGGCACTGACACATTTGTTGAGTTTATCGTCAAGATAAATGCGACTATGCATCAGTACAACAACTCAACTGGCGTATAAGGAGCTTAAAAAATGGCTATTTCACGTGCACAACTACTGAAAGAGTTGCTCCCAGGTCTGAACGCATTGTTTGGTCTTGAGTACGCAACATATGGTGAACAACACAAAGAGATCTACGAAACTGAGACCTCTGAGCGTTCGTTTGAAGAAGAAACAAAGCTGTCTGGCTTCTCCGCTGCACCAGTCAAAAACGAGGGTTCTGCCATCGCTTATGACAATGCACAAGAGGCATTTACAGCTCGCTACAACCACGAAACCATCGCCCTTGGCTTCTCTTTAACCGAAGAGGCAATCGAGGACAACTTGTATGACAGCTTATCGGCTCGTTATACCAAGGCTTTGGCTCGTGCTATGGCATACACCAAGCAAACTAAGGCAGCTTCCGTTCTAAACAACGGTTTCTCTGCTGGCGTATATGCTGGTGGTGACGGTGTGGCTTTATTTAGCACATCACACCCACTGGTTTCTGGTGGTGTAAACAGCAACACTTTCTCAACCCAAGCCGACTTGAACGAGACTTCTTTGGAAGCCGCAGTTATTCAGATCGCTGGTTGGACAGATGAGCGTGGCTTGTTGATCGCTGCTAAACCTAAGAAGTTGATTGTTCCACCTGCATTGCAGTTCGTTGCAACTCGTTTGCTCGAAACCCAATTGCGTGTTGGTACAACCGACAACGACATTAACGCTATCGTAAACAATGGTTCGATCCCAGAAGGTTATACAGTTAATAACTACCTGACCGACACCAATGCTTACTTCCTCTGCACTGATGTTCCAAACGGTATGAAGCACTTTGTTCGTACTCCTTTGGCTAACTCAATGGACGGAGACTTTGATACTGGTAACGTCCGTTACAAGTCTCGTGAGCGTTATTCCTTTGGATTCTCGGATCCACTAGGGATGTTTGGTTCGCAGGGCGCATAAAGAAGAGGGGAGCCAAAAACTCCCCTTTTTTAATTTGTTTGTAGTAAGATTATTAAAACTGGGAATTACGCTTATTAAACTGCCCCAGCAGACGCATACACGATTAATAAGCTAACTTTGTATGGAGAATTAACATGGCACGATCCACATTCCAAGGTCCAATTCGCTCATTGGGCGGCATTTATCAACAAGGTCCAGCTACTATTGTTGAAATTACAACCAGCACTACCCTAAGCCCAGAGGCTCATGGTGGACGTATTATTTCCGTAGGTGGTTCTTTAGCAGCTGCTTTAACCCTAACACTACCAACCATCAACGCCTCAGCCAATCCAGTCACATCTGGTCCTGGTCAAGATCCAAGCACCGCCAATAATGAAGGCGTGATGTACACCATTTGGGTTCCAACCACAATCTCTACTTCTTCTTTGAAGATTGGTACTGACGGCACAGACAAGTATGTAGGTTCTGTATTGTCAATTGACACCGACACTTCTGGCGCAACTGTTGGCTTTGTAGCAGGCGCAACAAACGACTTTATTAACTTTAACGGCGGTACTACAGGTGGAGTTGCAGGCACATGGGTTCAAATTGTGGCAATTGCTGCTAATAAGTACATGGTGAATGGTGTCGTGTTAGGCACAGGTGCTGTCGCTACTCCGTTTGCGGATTCTTAATTAATCTTACGGGGGTTGGGGCTGGGGATTCTCGGCTGCCCCCACTTAAATCTTTAGGAGATTAATTATGGCAATGCAATATGACGTAAAACAAGGACATCTAAACCAAAGCGGCTTCTTTGTTCTTGGGCGCAATCGTGTTAAAGGCGTTTCTTGGTATGGTTCTGCTTCAGATGGCACTTTAGTGTTGTTTGATACAACCACAGCCCCAGTAACTGCAAGCGTTACTTATGAACGTGCAGGAACTTTAGTAACAGTAACCAAAACTGCTCACGGTCTTAATACTGGAGACATTGTAGGTATTCATTTTAATTTGGCTAGCGGTGTAGCAGCAACGGACGGTAATTATTCTATTACTAGGACTGGCGCAAATACATTTACATTAACTGATATTAATAGCGGAACTGTAGCTAATACTGCAACAGCAGCATATGTTAGTGGTGGCGGTAGGTGGTTAATGACGTATGAAAATGATGCTACTGATACATTTAGTAATGCCCCTGTCATTCCAGGCGAAGGCGTTTTAGCAACTAATGGCATTTACGCATTGATGACTAATATAGGCGCAGCACAAATTTATTATGGCTAAGAAAAAAGGTGTCTCGCTTGCGGTTGGTCGTGGTGAAAAGCTGCCTGTATCTAAGGGTGCTGGGCTTACCGCCAAAGGTCGTGCTAAGTATAATGCGGCTACTGGCTCGAATCTAAAGGCTCCGCAGCCACAAGGGGGCGCTCGTAAGCGGTCATTCTGTGCTCGGATGTCTGGTATGCCTGGTCCAATGAAAGATGAAAATGGTAAGCCTACAAGAAAGGCTGCCTCTCTAAAGAGGTGGAAATGCTAAACATGATGGAATTATGGACTGGTGGGCTCACCATATTTATGGCATTGATTGGATACATCATGCATGAAAAGTTTAATGATTTAAAACGAATTGATATTTTGTTAAATAAAACAAGAGAAGAGGTTGCCCGTGATAACGTTACTAAAGCAGAAGTTGACCGCATTGTTGAACACATGGACGCAAGGTTTAACAAACTTGAAAACAAAATTGACCAGCTTATTCAAAGGTAAGTGATGCCAAGTGTCTCTAAAAAACAACACGGGTTTATGGCTGCTGTAGCTAACAATCCTAAATTTGCCAAAAAAGTTGGCGTATCTAAAACCGTAGGGGAAGAGTTTATGAAAGCAGATAAAGGTCGTAAATTTAAAACGGGCGGCGCCCTAAAACAAACTGATGCTGAGAGCAATCCAGGCTTAGCTAAACTACCAACCGAAGTGAGGAACAAAATGGGTTATATGAAAAAAGGCGGCATGGCACATTCTGACGTTAAGATGGACAAGAAGGTTGTCAAAAAAGCTGTTGGTATGCACGAGAAACAGCTTCATGCAGGTAAGAAATCTGACATGAGCAAGTTAAAGTCTGGCGGTATGGCTTGTGCTCCTAAAAAGATGGCTCGTGGCGGTGGGATAAAGGTGAAGCGGGAGACACAAAACGCTATGGGTA